GTGCCCCAGAGTTGAAAGCGGCCCGTAGTTTTTGTCCAGAAAACCGACGGAAAAAGGATGGTGTGGCGCGCGCAACGCCCTGAGAAGGAAGGGTGACGTGACTTGTACCGATTTTGAATATTATTCGGCAAGAACTTACGTCGAGAGAAGCCTAGATTGTACTCAGTTACAAAATTGTTTAGGGAGCAATTCTTTAGGCAAGAAGGAGGGGTTGCGCGCGCGCGCGTGGCAGTAGCGCCACTACGATTTTAGAGAGGTTGATCGTGAACCTGTGGTGCCCCTTGTGGGTACAGGGGCAGCGGAGACGGCAATTGAGCCATCGTCCGCGAGGGTGACCTCCCGGCGAGACCGAGCGAGTGCCCGGGCGAACGTGACTGGAGCGGCAGAAGCGCAGGCCTCGTCAGGTCTGCTCATGTCGTGGCTCATCACTTGCTCGAGGAATTCGGCCTTGCGGGGCGATTGGCGGTAAGCCGCGCCTGATGTTTGGGGCGCGTAACCGTAGTACTCGACCTCATAGTCGAAATACCACTTACCAATGGTGAGGTCGGGGGGCGAAGTGTCAACATCCACGCAAGTGATGAAGGCCCCCTGGAAGATTTGGCGCCAGTCCGCATCGGAAATGACGCCGCCGGTACCACTGGGGTACCAGACTCGGTAGTCGCGTTCACCACCCTTGGTGAAGAGAGGGACGCGCATCGGTTTCCAGACTGGAAACGAGACCGAGCCGGGGCACTCGCCGCAGTCAGTGATAACCGCGGGAGTGGTGTCGGGCTTGAAGAGCCCGTAGGCGGTACCTGGGTCGCTGAGGTACGCCATTTGGATGCTTCCGCTCGAAGACGTCCCAACGGCAGGGACGTACTCGAGGGCGGTCGATCCGTTGCGGAAACGGAAGAACTGGAAGCACTCGCCAATCACCTCCAAGTTGGTATTGAAGTTGTTGGGGTTGATGAGGAACATGCACGGGTTGTAGAACGATGCTACAGAACTCGAGACGTCGAAGATGCCGAAGGATGGCGTCTGAGTCTTGGCGATGCACAGAGCGATCCGCCCCTTGATAACAATGCCGTCCCCGTGGATGGCATGTTTGAAAGAGTGGATGCTGATGCCCCCTGGATTGCGAACAACCGCTTCCAATGCGGCTGGGGGGCGTTCGTAACGGACAGGTCGCGGGGCTGCGCCGCGGACTCCGACCGTTGATGAGCGTTTAGCGCGTGGGCGCTGTTGGCGTTTTGAGGAAGCCTTTCCTTTCCCAGTTTTAGCCCTGGGAGGGCGCACGCGGACGTGCTTGGTTTGTGGTTTTGGCATGAGGGTTGCTGGTGCCGGGAAAAATCACCCGCCGGGCCTCTCTGAGAGTACAGCCGAGACGGGTGGTAAAACCCCCAGGACTTCGGGGTTTTTACAGTGGGCACTATAGCACGGAGATTGGAACTCTATTTGTTTAGTGCCGTGCTGTGATGCGGTCCTAGCGTCGGCGCGGTAGCGGCGCGACGGGCATCTCTACGGGAACTGACGTCAGCCAGTTTGACGCCAAGCTCGACAGTAGAGGGTGTGTGATAAGGCACAGCGTATGGCCGTGCTTGGCCAGGACCTCAGCGAGGAAGGCTTCGAGCGCGAGGAGCTCGGTTTTTGGCATGGAGTAGATGGACTGCCATGCGTCCCAGGTGGCATCCGTCAACTCTAGCTGCGATGAGCAGAGTTTCGTGTCGCCGCCGTACCGCGGGATGTGGGGCGTGGGGGTGTAGTAGGCGGCTGCAAAGGCGCGGCCCAACGGCATTTGACGCAAAACCTGAAGCGATGAGATGGTGTTGCACCGGTCCGACTGCGCCTTGCGGACGCTACGGGCGTCGAGGCCAAACCCAAACTTGCTCATGACGCGGCGGGCGTCGGGAGAAAGCACGTGTGTGGGCTTGCCGTCGATGTTGCAAGGCACGAAGTGCCCACTGCAGAACCCCGTTATCGGCTTTGCAGCGACAGCGGAGATGAAGCCGAGTTGCGCCATGACCCGCGTTGAGTTGGCGATGATGTTGCGCTGCTCAGCTGGCGTGAGTTTGTTGATGTATAGGACGCAGTCGTCCCCCAACACCAAAATCACCATGCGTGGCACAGTGATGCCGAGCGCGAGCAGCATGAAGACGTGAGACAAGATATTGAGTATCGAGTTGTCGATCGACGTCTGGGGGTCCCCACTACGACGCGTGGCGGGACACCTGTACTTCCAGTAACGCGTTTTGCCGCGGTTGCGCCAGTTCTCGCGCAAAAATTTGTGGGCTGCGCGCCCGACAGCGAGCGTCCCGTACGCGTGGAAGACCATGCTAGCGTATAGGGTGCCGGTGCCCTGGGTGCTGTCGAAGCTCTCGAAGTCGTCCTCGAGTGCATTGTATCCAGCTTCGAGCAGCAAATGGTGTATCGTACCCAGGTCGGTCGCGGTGAGCCCCCCGGCGTAGATGAACTGGGGGAGATCACGGAGCTGGCGCGTCTCCAAGAATTTGTCGCAGCACTCCTTCAGACGGCCGCCCAACGCCTGGGCGTATGGGGCCATCCACATCTGTTGCCCAGCGGACTTGGTGGCTTGAATGCCGCGCGGTGGCTTGAAGTAAGCGCACCCTTTGGCTGGCGGCAGCAATTCGCGCTTGATGAAACAGTCCCGCTCATATTGTTGCTGAGCGAAGCTGTCCAAGCTGTAGATGTAGACGGTGGCCTCCTCGTCGCGTTTGCCAGCCGGCGTGTTGGCAATTGTGGTGTACACGTCATTTGGACTGCAATCGTAGAGCTGCGACAAGAGCAGTGGCCAAATGTGTTGCGTGACGTGCGCCCAGTTTGTCTCCACGGTAATGTTTGTATTTGCCGCGGGATTGCCCAAGTGTCTGTAAACGAGTGCGACAAACTCGTTGTCCGGAGAGGCACTGTGACTAGCCGGCAGCATAGCGGGGAAGACTGGCCCGTTGGCGTAGAAGCAGTCGCCATTGTAATTCGCTTGATTGCGCAGCGAAGTTACGGTCGCGCCAGGTGGTGTCACGAGCGGGCCACGGTTCTTCGGGTTGCCGTAGGCCGGCCCAAGGTAGTTGCCGCTCGGAAACGGTAACGGCGTGTGGTTGCTGATGTGTACCACGCCTGGCGCAGCAAGGCAGCTCGCGAGCCGCGTTGTTCCCATATTGGGGGCGAGAATGCTCTGGGCGAGGCTAGGCCACATGCGCACTACCGCAGTCTCTGCGACCTCGCCCACGATCTGGATCGGGGGGGCCGCAGTTGAAACGTCTTTCACTGCGGTGGCGGCTGTGAATGCCAAGCCGCGAGCTGTGCGGATGGCAGCTGCGAAGTTGCCCGCATCGGGGTTGTCGCCCAACCCGATATTGTCTCTGTCGCGCTCAAGATTGATGGGCAGAGGGGCAGCGCCTGGCATAGGCAGCGCGGGCATGGTTGCCGTAGCGTACACGCTGGGGCCGTACCCCGCTCGCATGGCGCGCTTCAGCCGCGTGAAGGGCATGGCGATAGGGCCCTCGGGTGTCCCAGGCCGCGTGTTTGGCGCCGTGGCATACCCAGGGTCGTCGCGCTTCGCTTCCTCGTCCGCGATGGGACGGTGAGGGAGGGGCAGCTCGGGGGCGTTGATGGCACGCCAAACAGTGTGCTTGTGTTTGGGCAGTTTTTCGTGGCTGATCCAAGCCTGGATGCGGGGCGATCGCGGCACGACCTTGCTACCTGCTGTCGGCACCACGGCTCCACGGGCTACGATGCGTGGGCGAGCTTGAGACGCCGCATGTTTCCCGCCGCCGCGGATTGGAACGAGGCTGACAAGGATTGGTATGTCTCCGCAGCTCATGATGGGGCGGATCGTGGCTTCGCGAGGCAACGGCGCGACAGACCCATCGCTGCATTGGTAACCCCACTCCTCAACACGCATCTGCTTGGGGATGATGTCGCGGACGCGCGACAAGGCGTCGATGATGACGAAGTCGTCTTCCACCTGTATCACAGCGCACTTGTGCCCATTGTACAGCTTGCGCGGCGTGAGATACGTGCTGCGCTTCCAGGCCACCTTAGTGTGCTTGGTGACCCACACTGCTGACCCGTTTGGTAGCCTGTGGAAGACGAAGAGCTCGCGGTGGTCGAAGATGATCCGCTCGTCGCCCGGCAGCTGGTAGTGTGGGCCCCTGAGAATGTTGTCGGCCACGTTGGCGTCGGCGAATTCGCGATAGTCGACGGCACCTGCGATGAGGCCGCGTGGGTTGAGAGCCACTTGAACAACGGCGTTGATACCTGCCTGGGCGGCTGCGACAACAGCGGCGGGCGGAGCCATAGCCAAGAGTGGCGCGGCGAAATGCGGCGCGGCGGGGCCAGGAAGGGCGATGACGGGCCCAGGGGCCGG